TACCACTTTGGGATACGAGTGCGGCATCTACGTCAATTTGATAATGGCTATTGCCACTAAATGTAGCTCTAGCCATACTAAATCACCTTGAAGTAAATATCGCCGTCTGATCCACCAGAGGGGTTTGCAGTTCCTGATGTGATGCCACCAGCGACGCGCCAAGCTGGCCTGCCCGTGGGGATCAGTTTCTTTACTTGAGCAACGAAGTCGCGTGTGCGGTTGATCTCTCGAGCACCATACTTACGCTTACCTTCTTCACCGGTTCCTGGAACTAGAGGGAAACCCCCAAGTCTTGCATCATCTCCAATATTAGCCATTGTCTACCCTCCTTCTAAATATGTCATTCATCCCAAACTTCATCCGGATCGCCGCCATCCCAAGTCTCAGTACCCCAAGAATCCCAAACATCAGGCAGGATAGAGCTATTGAGCGTGAGTGTCGGATATGAACGATCGCCTTCACCGTCAGATACGAAGATCTGTTCGGTAACACGCATGATGTTTGTTGCGCCATCACTGTTTCGCATCTCAACAAGGTCGCCAAGGAAATAATCCCGGTTGTACTTGTTCTTACCATACTGGTTGATCTCGCCATCGAAGGCTGCGATCGGACGGGTCTTTGCTAGAGCATCCAAACCCTTGTTGATTAGTACGGCTGTCAAAGCCGAACCAGAAGCTAGAGTTACATCAGTAGCATCAACGTATAGAACCTTACGGTCAAATCCGGAAGTTGAAGCATCTGCGCCATCCGCATAAACGATCGTTGAATCATTCAAGCCAAACACATATGCGACATTCTTTGCATCCTCTACGGATCTCAGCTCAGAGACATTAGACAAATTGTCAAGCTCTTGACTGAAGATCACTGGGGTGTGAACATTCTGCTGCGTCGTCCGATTATTGCCGGTGTAGATGTCAAAATACAGCTCCGACTTGTCTTGGTTTCTGACGAGACGGAACCCGAGATCATAGATATCGCACAGTTCTTTAATCGCCTCATAGACTGAGCTAAGAGGAATCGATGCTGAGAATACAATAGCTGATTCAGGGATAGTGCTAGGCGGATAGATCGTGCCAGGTTTGATGAAGGGTATCTTGTCGCTCGTACTGAGGAGTCCGTCTATGCAGATGTCCTTAAAGATCTTCCGACAAACATTCCCCGCAGTACCTGATATAACCCAGTTGGTGTCAGAGGTAGGACCGGCCAGACCTTCTGTGGCTGCCCTATCATCTAGAATTTGTTCCAAAGATGGACCGGATACAGTCAAGATTGATCGGCCATCGTCGTCTTTTTTAATGTCAACCGTCTTGATCGTCATGACTCTATCCGAGCCATTCTGAACCATTTGGGTGCCTTCTTTAAGAAGCCTTCGATTTTCACTGGTGGAGTGGACGACTAACTCAAAGTCGCCAAACACCGCCCAGCGCTCAGTCCAAATAAAGGACTCGTATTGATCAATGACTGCTATACGACGAAGGAGATCATCGAGAATGTACACCTCCATCAAAGGCCTCCGATTTTAGTGGTGTAGATGATTGCGAAGGGAACTGGCGTCCCTTCGGCATAGACTCGAATATAGTTCGTGCCTGGAAACAGATTGATGTAAGTTGAGCTTCCTGGAATACCATACAGAACTGAGCTGTCGGCACCATCACGAGTGAGAGTGGCCGACTTAGAGCCGGAGACAGTACTGATGGTCAGCCTGTCTCCGGCTCTAAGGGACTCGTTGTATTCCATAACGCTCAAAGTATCATCAGGAGCACGATGAGATATCGCGAACTCCGGGACGACCCAGTCAACGGCCATAGTGAAGAGTATTCCGGTTTCAATCGTGCCATCATACTCAATCACAAATTCCGAATCATCACTAACCGTAAGACCGGAAAGAACCACTGGTTCAGGGATGTAGAAGTCTGGCTGATGACACATAACGGAGATTGTTGCAATCGGCTCTTTCGCAAAAAGCGGAGCGAGACACGATTCTACTTTTCCAAATATGTCAACTGTCGGTTCGTCATCGCTGAAGAAACGCATATGCACCGTTGACTTCGGCATGAAGAAGGCGTATAGCTTTTTCCTGAGATCACGAACCGACCCAGCCACACCAGATTCCAGACCGAGGATCATCACGATATTCCGTGCTTCCCGACGACTGGATTGGTATTGTTCACCATCCATGTTTGCGAAGTTCGATGAGTTGATGATCGCTTTTACAGGGTCCAACCCATCGATATCCTGAACTAGATAGCCATTATCGGTGTACTCCAAAGGGAGCACCAACGTATTTCCTTGCTCGTTAGTAACTTCTACTCTTTCAAGCATTACGGAGTCAGTGCCCCCTTCTTCTTTAGTTTGGAAACAGACAGCTGGTTCTTAGTGCCTCGATAGATCTCAGCATTAGATACAGCCTTCGGCGAATTGATGTACTGGTTGTAAGTGAGCTGATCGCCAGACTTAGAAAGAACCTCAGCTGTGGCATCGGTTGCTTCCCGGTTAGCTCGTTCACGCGCAAGCAATGTGGTCGCCTTTGCGTAAGAGCCATCGACCGATAGCGTCGGCGGCGTGAGCATTCCACCAAGCTGACCCGCACTCTTCCTGACCTCAGTCAAGTCAAGTACCGGCCTGATTGTAGGTTGCGAATCCACGTCCATCATCACCGCATCAGCAATGTCAGACATCGTCGCCTTAAGGGTTTCGAGTGCCATTGCGCCAAGTTCCGCTGATGATTTCTCAACGCGGCCTGACTCACTCGTGATACCCAGAGCAAGACCCTGAGATACATACCGACCAAGCTTGTAGGATTTCTTAGAAGGTGAGTGAGAATCAATGGCACCCTGGATAGCCGCGATGGCTTTGTTACCGAGGTCTGCTGCTCCAGCCATAACATCGGCAATTCCACTGAACATACCGCCAGTCATACCATCGATGATGGCACCGGCAAGATTCCCGGCAGCATCCTTCATTCTCTGTGTGTTATCTCGAATGCCATTGGCGAGGCCATCGACAAAGTCGACGATCAGGTCAGCAGCAGCCTTGATAAGCTTCGGAATATTACGTCTAATGCCGTCTATGAATTTAACAACGAGATCGACACCCGCATCAATGACCTTACCGATATTCCTGGCAATACCATTGATGATTCCTATGATCAGACGCATGCCCGCATCTACGAAGAACAGAACCATTCCGACTATCGCATTCACCAGAGATTTGATCAATACGACCATCACATTGATAACCGCCGGGGTCATCGTGACAATGACTCTGAGTATACCCATTAGGATAACTATCAAGGCATTGATGAACAACGGGGTCATAGTTATGATGGCATTGATGAGTGCGGTTAGAAGAACGACCAGTGCATTAACAATCAGTGGGATAACCGTGACGATAGCCTGAATAAGCGAAGTCAACACAGCTACAAGTGCGCCAACCAAAGCTGGTGCACCCTCACCAATAACCACAGCGAAGGCAATAATAGCAAGCCCAAGCTGAGTGAAGATCATCGGAAGCAGACCTATAATGCCAGATATGATAGCGATAAGCGCAGCAGTACCGATTGCGCCAGCAGCTGCCAGAGCCGTAAGACCCGCAGCAAATGCCAGAAGTCCGACGCCTACGAGAACAGAACCGACACCAAGAAGCATCATAGCCGTACCGAGCGCAAACAGTGTTGGAATAACTGGCGTAAGCAACAAGCCAGCTACACCAAGCACGAGGAATGCCGCAGCCAACATTGTGAGACCTCTACCGATGTCATCCCAAGACATCCCACCGAGAGCAACTAGCGCAGGGGCCATGAAGGACAACGCCTTCGCCACGACGATCATTGCTACTGCTCCAAGAAGGGCATTCTGCATAGCGTACATTGCTACCGTTAGGACAAGGAGTGCTCCAGCGAGAACAACAAAGCCTCGACCGATTTCCTCCCAAGACATACCACTCATGTCTTTTATGGCACTTGCGATGATCTTCAATGCCGCACCAACAACAACCAAAGCTGCAGCCGTAACAAGCATACCCTTAGGCATCATGTTCATTGCCGCAGCGATGATGAAGAGTGCACCACCAAGTCCCGTCATGCCACGCCCAAGGTCTTCCCAGCTAAGATCAGCAAAGTCTCCGAGTGCACTGGCCATGATCTTAAGAGCTCCACCGAGAATTGCCATGGCGATGCCTGTTGAAATCATGCCCTTAGGTTGTACAATCCTGGTGAACCCCGCCAGTACGGCAAGAACTCCAGTGATTGCCGCAAGACCTTGAATCATAGCCCCAACGCCCATTTCCCCAAAGTCCTTTACGACCGAGGCAATGATCTTTAGAGCCACACCCAACAGAATAAGACCAGCTGCAGAACCCATCGCACCCTTGTTAGCCTTAGCCAACCGGGTAAATATGGTTAGTGCCGCAAGAACTGCACCAACTCCAGTGAGTCCTCGAGCCATCTCTTCCCAGCTCAGTTCAGAGAAATCCTTAACTGCACTGGCAAGAATCTTTATGGCTACCGCAATGAACATCATTCCGATACCGGCGCTGATCAGGTTCCCCTTGACGCCCGACATGACCTTCAATGCACCGGCAATACCAAAGAGCATGACCAATACTGCGCCCAGACCCTTGGCAAGCTCTTCCCAACTCATAGTTGACAGAGCTTTAACCGATATAGCAAGTATCCCAATAGCAACCGCAAAGAGACTCATGGCAATAGCGAGTGCCGTGATCTTAACTGCCCCACCAAGAGATGAGATCTTGTCAAGTGTAGCCATCGCACCGACCAGCATCGCCATCATTGCGCCAATAGCGCCGAGTGACATTGCCAGCTTACCTGAATCGATTGTCGACAGGAGCAGGATTGACCCCGCAAGCATCGCAACTGCAGCAGCGATCATGAATAGCGTAGCTGCTTTAAGAACGCCCTGCATGGTCTTCAGGGTATCAGTCAGACCGCCAAGGGTATCCTTGATTGTCTGAATAATACCTCCGCCGCTTTCAGCTTCCTTCTTGAATCCGCCGTTAAAGAACTTGCGAACCATGAGGAAGAGTCCTGCAAACAGGCCAGTATTGATTGCGTCAAGAACGGTATTGAAGTTGACGTTCTTCATTGCATCAGCAATTCCGGTACCAATTCTACCGGCTACCTCACCGATCTTTTGACCGAGAGGTGCGAAGAACTCCCAGATACCCTTGACAATATCGCCAAGAACCTTCCAGACCTTACTAAGACCGCTACCGGCTTCCTTAACCTGGTCCATTCGATCCTTGACGTTACCAAGCATCGCTGTTGCACCGCCGGTATCAACCTTCTGGAAACCATTGAACAGGTCACCAAACCACTTAGCTGCAGTCTTAATACCATTGATGGCTCCAATGAGAACCGTACCAAGTCCATCGAAGAACTTAGTGAGACCCTCACCATTCTTAATTGCATCACGAACACTAACAAGGAATTTGCCAATGTTTGAAGCTACCGTTAAGAACCCACCACTACCGCTAGCCACAGCCCCAAAGAGCCGACCAAATAGGCCAACAGCTCCCATTATGATCATTCGACCGATGTCGAGAACAGCAAAGAACCCCTTAGCGACGTTCTTGATCTTCTCAATGGTGTCCTTGGCGGGCATCAGCTTCTTGCTGAAATTCAGGAACTGACTAGTCAGAGAGCTTAGCTGCCGCCCAGTTATTGGGGGGAAGATCTCAACGAAAGCGTCCTTGATGGGTGTAACAATAGCCATGAGGGCGTGGAATGAGTTCTTCAAGGCGTCGATAAGTTTAGCACGACCACCAAGCTCTTTCCATTCAGCCAAAGGTACGTTACGAGCCTTAGACACTTCGTCCAGGAATCCACCGACAGTCTGAGTCAGAGGGGTGAACAGCTTCTTTGCTTCCTCTACGTTACCGAGGAGGATTTCAAAAGTGTCTGTCCAGCCCGTACCAACGCTAGCCGATAGAGTGTCCATCATCATGCTCCAGCTCTTCACATCCTGAGCTGCCGCTTGAGCCTTCTTACCAATTGCGGTGTTAGTATCACCGTAATCGCCAAGAACCTCGGTCATGACTTCGGTTGTTGCCCAACCTTCTTTTAGAGCATCGTTGAACAGAGCAGCATCAGTATATGCGCCCTTAGCACCCTTAATGGTATACATACCATTGGTGCCCTTTTTAAGTGTGCCAGCAGAGACTGCGCCAGCAATCATCTGGTCTTTCCACTCTTTGGTGGCGACGTTGGCGAGGTTTAGAGATTTATAGTCAGTGGTTGTGAGGAACCCACCAGCCATAGACTGTGACAAGTTGTACATGGCGATTGAAGCTGCGCCAGCATCCTGACCAGCTAGGGCAACCATGTTGGCGATACCCTTAATGGCCGGAACTGACTTGTCCATACCGATGCCTGCGTTGGTGAACTTCGCAAATGCACCGGTCATGTCTGTCAGATTATAGATAGTTTTATCGGCATAAGTGTCGAGCTGCTTGAAATATCCATCCACCACTGGGAGTTTTGCACCAGTGGCGTTCATGATTGTTTGGACTGAGGTTAGTTTAGCCTCATAGTCCTTCATGCCGTCCATGATTGGATCGAGGGTTAGCGACTTGACAAGGCTTATACCAACGTTGACTGCTTTATTAGCAATATTCGTAAGAGCCGTAAGACCGACGACGGACATTGCCGTAAATTTGGAAGCGATGCCTTCAACGCCGGATGCGATTCCTGCAAGAGAGAAACGACTAGCTGCCGAAGACACCCCTTCGAGTCCCTTAGCTGCGCCTTCGAGATTAAGGCCCTTTTTAAGGTCACCCAAAGATTTGTTGGTATCCGACACACCCTTTTGGAACTGGGAGTTATCGAATTTCATTTGAACGACGCGCTCGTCGATATTGCTCATGCAGAAGTCACCGCCTTCCAGGCTCTGTTTGCGATCTTGTCAAATACCGGTTTGATTGTAGGGTTGATAAAGTCTCGCCCTTGAACCCAACCACCGGTTCCTGTGGCGTGGCCATACTGAAGCATAATTGCCACAGGGAATCCGTTTTCAATATGGCTATTTTTCCATGTGATCGTGGACGATCGGAATCCAACTTTTACTTCGCAACTCCATTTAGTACCAGTCATACCGGAGTTCGCAGGGGTCGCTGCAGCGAGAGCAGCGACCCCCTCTTGAGCAAGTCCTTCCAGTTCCCGAAATATGTCGCCTCTGGACATCTTCTGAAGAAAGGAATCCGTAGCCTTAAAGTCGCCTTTGGATTGGAAGGATATTCTCATGACTGCTCCTAGAACTGTTTACCTTCATCGAATATAGTCAGAACAAGCGGGTTGGTAGCGAAGGCTCGTAGCACCAGGTTTCCTGATCCGGTCCAGACATAGGTTGTGGCCTTAATCTGCAAGGTCACATCTGACGTTGGATTGAAGAATGCATAAGCGTCGCCATGGCTACCAGTGTTAGCATCGTTGACCTGCAATGAAGAGCCGCCGATTTTTGTAAGGTTGTTGATCGAACTTGCGGAATCGGCAACGGGTGCCGTGTTAATATCAAAGCTTCCGTAATTGCCAGTGGTGCTTCCGGTATACTCGAATGCCCAGTGGATTCGGTATTTGCGCCCTGCCTTAAAGGCATACGTAGCAATGTTCTGAACTACCACTCTAGTGGTTCCGATTGCTGCAGGACTTACTGCGGTAATCACCTGAGCAACTGCTCCCAGAGGAGCCTTACTGTTTAGCAAAGCTTGCGCGGTAGATGCGGGCTTTAGCGCATCAGTCGTATTATCCACGTTTTCGAGACCCACCGCTTGCTTAGTCAAGCCCTGCCAGGTTTTATCGCCACGGTAATACTGAGATGCATCGCCAGGAAGCAGGGGGTCCATGACTGCGCCAGCATCAACGCCTGTTCCACCAGCAGTGGTCAAGATCAGGTTGCCGAGCTCATTTACCTGTCCACTGACGATTGAAGCGTCTGCGATTTGCTGCATTTTAGCGGCAGTCATGCCGGTAATTGTTGCCATTGGTCTACCCCTTTCCTAGAGTGAACTGATCGTGTACGTATTGTTATCGATAAGGACTGCCGAAGGCCAATTGATTTGGAATGTGTCGGGGTTGAGCATGGTGATTGCCTCATCCGGTCCAACAGCAGTCCATGTGCCATCGCCGTTGTCGGTGATCTGAAGCAGTGCGTTATCGACAAAGAGATCGAGTAAGGCTTGCGGAGATGGCAATGACGGATCAATATCGTCAGTTCCATAAAGAACGTTTTCAACAGCCTGCATTGCCCACGGATAAACAACGGTCGAATCCAAGATCAAGTGTGCGCCATACCTAGTCCCGAATGAGGCATCTTGAAATTTCATGGGTCTAGTTGAGATGTCCCAGCTGAATGTTGACGCCTCAGTACTATCGCCCATAGACTTGTAGTCCTTGGATGTCGGATTCGCCTGAGCATTGTAGATGATGTGAAGTTTATAGCCATGATCGATGCCTGAGATATCATTACCGATTCGTGTACGGTAAGACAGTCCGAACGACTTTCGACGCTGCTGCGTGATGAAGAGCCCATTAGCCATGGTGTCGGTGCCGTCACAGAGAGCAAACTCATCTGGATATGTGTAGGCTTCGATACTTGCATTGAACTCCTCCGGCGATGAAGAGTTAGCGTACTTGAAACCATCGATGTAATATGGTTTCGCTTCACCGCCGGAGGGAGATTCAGATACCGAGAGAAGCCCATTCCAGGCAACTCCCGCCATACCATTAGGATAGAGAACCCCTCGGTCAATGCCAGTTTCGTAGAGACGCTCACCGTCGGCACCCCAAATAAGTTTGGTGGGTCGTTCTTCACCATTGGGGTTTGAACCCGGAACACCAGGAACACCAGGTCCCGGAGTATCTTCTGTGTAAGTATTCCGGATGATGTAGGTACCCGGATCATTCGGATCTTCTACCAAAACTGCCATCGAGCCCATTGGTTCTCCTTTCTTTAAGATATGTGTTTTACTATGCGGCTAGCTTAATGTTACTGCCCGCGGGCTCCGTGACATTGTTAGCCGTTACTGCTGAAATATCCACATGGTTGGTTGTGCCACCGCTAATGTTACACAGCGTTACCCGACCATTAGCCGAGGTCCCGTAAACCTGAATACCAATGGTTCCAGCGGGTGCCGTCACTTCCTGATCAATGACCGAGAAGTTTGTAACATTGTTTAGTGCGATTGCACGACTACCGCCGAGGCTGTGAACCGAGTTAGAACTACCAAGCTGAACTCTCGACGAATCGATAGTATAGATGGCTGTTCCAGCACAGTTTGTAGCATTGATGCCGTTGACTCTGAGTCTGGTGCAGTTGTCAGAACGGAAGGCATCTGCTCGCGGCCCAATAGCCCTATTTTTACCATAGGTTACCCCATTGACAAAGCTAGCATTGATCGGACGACCTGGGCCTGTGAATACATTCATGTCATCTAGGATGAGACCTTCAACATAACTTGCTGCAATGAAGTTCGTTGCCGCGGCTGCTACGTTGATTAGTTCAAAGTCATTACGAAGAATTCGCACATTCACCGCAGGTACGTTTCCGTGGCCAGCGATAGGTGCGATCGTAATTTGCCCAGCACCAAGAGTGTTACCGAAGTTCTTCAGCTTATTACCCTGTATGAGGATATCCTTACATGCCAGAGGAGCCATAGTGCCAGAGGTATTTGTTGCCCCTGATTCATAGTTCGCCCCGGCAGCAGGTACACCCCAGTCGGTACTGTAAAGTCCAACGATGATTGTACTCACCGGAGTACTGAACTCAAACAGGTTATCCTTGACCTTCAGGCCATTGACTCCGATAAAGTGAAGTACGCCACGAACATCGGACGTGATATCAACAAGGGGGTCCAGGACATAATTGTCTGAGAACTCAATGTTAGACACTGCTCGATTTTCGTAAATGGCATGCGACCCGATTGGGTTCGGTGCAGGCCAAGCTGTTCCACCAACAGTCAACGGAAGGAATCGTGAATTGCGAACCTTAACGTTCTTGGTTGCTAGACCATCCCATGAACCAGCTGCATCCGGAGCCGAAGCACCATCAGCAATTGACAGGTCCATCTGGATCGCTTCTTCTTTGTTCCAACCGCCACCGGCATACTTGAACCCCTTAAAGGTGCAGTTGTCGATGAGGATGTTAGAGCTACCAGAGAGATCAATTGCGTGACCGCTAATGACACACTCAGTGAAGTCGCAATCAAGGATCTGGATATCATCGCTATGATGAAGAGCAAACCCACAAAGACCGATGTTGTCGTTGAAACTACCCTTGAACTCGAGACCTCGGATGATGATGTTGCTATCACCAGAGCCGTAGCCCTTTGCGCCATCCGAACG